TACGTTATTAGCACCTGTAGTGTTTGCTTGTAAAGCATAATAACCAACACCAGTATTTGAGTCTGCTGTTGTTGCACTTTGTAAAGAATTTGTACCTATTGCAGTATTTTGACTTCCTGTTGTATTTGTTGCTAGAGTACCTTTACCAAATGCAGCATTGTAATTTCCTGTTGTATTACCTAATAATGAATTCATACCAACTGCTGTATTTTCTGTACCTGTGGTATTTGCTGTTAAAGAAGCATAACCAATAGCTGTATTATTGGATGCTGTTGTATTCGCATCTAAAGACAATGCACCTACTGTTGTATTTTGTATACCTGTAGTGTTTGCATTAAGAGCAGAATAACCTACAGCAGTATTATAGTTTAAAGCATCATTGTTTTGATTAACTAATGTATAAGCACCTATTGCAGTACTTCTACTACCAGTGTCTTCTGTTTGTAATGCATTGAAACCTAAAGCAGTATTTTGGTCACCAGTAGTAAGAGCAGTACCTGCTTCATCACCTACAACAGTATTATAATTACCACCACTTGTAATGCTGTTACCTGCGTTGACACCAAAGCGGACATTAGAGATTCCTAGTGTTGGAGTGGATAGAGAGCCGTCTCCTCCTACTTTAAAATGCAAAGTAGGTGTTGAGCCTGTTTTTACTACAAAAGTTCCTGCGGTGCTTATTTCGGCTCCTGTGCTATTATTTTCAGGTGTTATGTAAGAAGTATCTGAGAATCGTAATAATTTACCTGCTGCTAGTGTTATATTATCAGCAATCACTAGAGTAGAAGCCATATCTACAGCTCCGTCTATATCTACTACATCTAAATTAGTAGTTCCGTCTACGTCTAAAACACCACCTATATTTAAATTATCAGTAATATCAATAATTCCATTAGCACTAGCTTTTAAAACTACTTTGTCATAAGTAGTGTCTGTCATATAATTACCACTACCTGATACAATATATAATCCGTCAGAAACATCATTATCTCTAATACCTAATACAAGTGAACCGTTTGTGCCTCCTTCAACAAGCCCACCAAAATCTGATGAAGACGTAAGAGCTGAAATATCACTATTATTGGAATCAAATTTACCTAAAACAACAGATGTATTTCCCGAACCTACTGTAACACTTGTTCCAACTGCTAAAGTTGTAGCCATATCTACAGCACCATCAATATCTACGACATCTAGGTTAGTAGTTCCGTCTACGTCTATATCGCCTGAGATGTCTAGTGAAGCTACTACAGCAGTACCTGTAAGTGTAGGAGCAGTTAGTGATTTGTTTGTAAGAGTTTGTGAGCCTGTAAGTGTTGCTACTGTACTATCTATTGCTAAAGTAACTGCATTACCTGTTGCAGAACTATCAAGACCTGTACCACCTGATACAGTTAATGTTTCACTATCTAAGTCAATTGCAATAGTTCCACTGTCTGTTGTAATGTCTAAGTCTTCTGCAGTAATTTGTGTATCTACATAAGCTTTGATAGATTGTTGAGATGCTATACCTGTAGCACTATTTGAAGACATGTCATCTTCATCAAGGAAAGCTTTACCATCTAAAATGTTTAACTCTGCTGCAGTAGATGTAACTCCGTCAAGAATGTTTAACTCTGCTGTAGTTGCTGTAACACCATCAAGTAAATTTAATTCGGCTGCAGTACTTGTAACACCATCAAGGATATTAAGTTCTGCTGCAGTACTTGTTACTGTTGTACCGTTTATTGAAAGTGCATCAGTTTCTAAAGTACCATCAATATCTGCATTACCTGAAATGTCTAATGTAGCTGCATCTAACTCACCAGTAATAGTAATATTTCTACCACCAGTAATATCTTTGTTAGCATCTGTAACAATAGCTTTACTTGCTATAACTGTTCCGTTTGTAATACCATCAATAAGATTAATGTCTGTTGCACTAGCAGTAACACCATCTAAAATGTTAAGTTCTGCAACTGTTGAAGTAATACCATCAAGAGTATTTAGTTCAGCAGCAGTAGCTGTTACGCCATCTAGTATGTTTAGTTCTGCAGTTGTAGAAGTTACACCGTCTAACAAGTTAATTTCTGCAGCAGTTGCAGTAACTCCATCTAAAATATTAAGTTCTGCAGTTGTGCTTGTAACTCCGTCTAAAAGATTTAACTCGGCTGCTGTGGATGTCACTCCATCTAATATGTTTAGTTCAGCAGCAGTTGAGGTAATTGCTGTACCATTAAAGTTTATAGCATCTAAATAAGCTGTACCGTCAATGTAAATATCTTTCCACTCTTTTGAAGAGCTTCCTAAATCATAAGTATTATCTGTGTTTGGTATAACATTTGAATCAATTTCAGCAGCTAAGTTAATACTATCTGTATCAGCATCACCGAATGTAAGGTTTCCTGAAATAGTTGCATTACCTGTTACTGTAAGATTACCACCAATAGTTGCGTTACCTGTAGTAGTAATAGTATCTGTATATGTATCTTTAAATCTTAAACTTGTTGTACCTAAGTCAATGTCGCTATCTGTGACAGGAATAATAGCTCCATCTGCAATATATAATTGTTGTACAGGTGCTGAAGATACTTCTACATAAAACTCTATATAGTTATTTGTAGTATCTATTAATACTTTGTTATTTGGAGAAGTTTCACCAGCATCTCCAATCAGACCTATTACTGGTCCTTCTGCTGTTGTTCCATCGTGCTTGTGACCACTTGTATTACTAAATGCATTAACTAACTGATTGTATTCGTTATTAAATAATGCAGCAGTAATTGTATCTCCGTCTATGAAACTGCTTTGTCTTATATAACCTGCCATTGTTTTTATCTCCTACCTGAAGGTATGTAATCTACATATAAACCGTTAATTTTATACGATGGTTTACTATCGTTTGAAATAAATGTAAAATTGTTTGAAGTCCCACTTCCTTGTAATGGTATCCTAATCATAGGGTCTGCAATTGCTCCAAAAATATTTGTTCCAAATACAGCACGTCCAAAAAATGAAGGTGGATTTAATGTTCCAAGTGAAAAATTTTCTACTGGTTGTGGTACATCTGAACTTCCATAATCAAATCTTATTTGAACTTCTGGAGTAGATAAACCTTCTGCACCTGCTGAAACTTTTAAATAATGTAAAGTTTTTAAAGTTCCTAAATCACCGTAATCATAATCTGGTGTTGAGTATCTTGCTAATATAGCAGTTCCATCAAAGTCATCACCTGAATCATGTATATGCACATAACCTGTATTGTTACCGTGATAATATTTTTCCACACCATCTGTATCAAATCCTGAACCTATTTCTGTTACTTCTAATCCTTTTGTTTCTGACCATTCAAAACCGTTTGCTCTAATGGTCCCTATAATTCCTCTTTGTCCTGCAGCTACTGCACTTACGTTACTATAAAATAATCTGTACTGTGATTTTTCTCTAATAACAACACTAGTAATTCTATATAAATTTATATTTTGAGTTACTGATGTTAATACAGGTTGTATTGCTTTAGATAATGTACCTAACTCAACGTCACCAATTCTTGCAGTACCAGCAACTGTTCTTATTCCGTCTGGTGCTAAAAATAATAAATCACCAGCAATCTCTTGTATACTATATCCGCTTAAGCACCCTACGTTTTCGGTAATAGGGTCTATACGAATATTAGAACTATCATTTATATTTATTAGTTTATGTATACTGTTTTCAGCAAAAACTATTAAATCTGTTCTAAATCCTTTAACACCTTGTACTTGGTCTGATATAGTTACAGAACCTGCACCACTACCTGTAAAATTATTAGGGTCGTTATAGACACTGTAATAAACAGTATTTAAATTATTTTCTACTCCTGCTGCAATTAAATGATGGTCGTGAATAGTAATATACTTTACACCGTTAGTACCATCTACAGTTATTTCTTCAGTAAAAAATGTTCTAGTATTTAAAGCTCCTGTACCTTCCATTCTAAAAGCCCAAGGCTTGTTAGCACCGTCAGCTATAATTACTTCACCATAATCAAATGTTGCACCTTCAAAAAGTACAAACTGACATTGACCTTGTCCAGTTCTTGCAGTAGCTGACTTACCTGTAAAGGTTGCATAATTATCACCACCACCTGCAGATAACTTATTTATTTGTAACCATGTAGCTCCATCGTTACTAAAATAAATGTTAGTACCAGCAGTTATTATAACACCGTCTGCATATGGAAATACTCCTTGTATAGTAGTAGCTCCTCCAGTTGGTTGTGTTGCACTACCTTCACCAAACTTTTTAAATCCATTAATTCTTCTGTAACCACCTTCTATAGAAACTTCAAAGTTTTCTAACTCTGTAGCTACTCCGGGTCTTCGTAGCAAATCAATTTGATTAGAAGCAGTAACTAAACCGCCTTCACATGCTACTGTAAAAGGTTGTGAACGTGCCATAATTTAAAAGTATCTTCTATCGTCTGTCATGTATTTAGGTGTTGGATTCATAAGATTAGACTTCATTTGTTTCATTCCTTTCTTATAATCATCCAATGCAAAAGCAGCCTGTTGTGGACTTTCTTTAAATTGCCAGACATAATATCTCATTCTAGCTGTTACAATATTACTGTATTGCTCTGGTAAAACCATTGTATCATCGTAAGCTGATAAAGCAGTTGGTCTTACGAAAGCATAAAAGTGTATATTATAAACTTTATCAGGAATAGGACTTAATCCAAACTTCCTGCTATCTGGAGACTTAATTACAAATTTAGGTTCTCCATAATTTTGTGAGTTAGCATCATCTTCGTTTTCGCTATCTCTGTAGTATCTTTTCCAATCGTCAAGTGTAAGAAATCTTAAACCTTTAGAAACATAAGGTGCTGTTTCTCCACTTACATTAATTGTAGTTACATAAAAATCATCCCAATCTATTGAAGCATAGTCTGTAGTGATACTAGAACTGTCAGACTTTAATGTATAAAATCTTTGACCTGCTACTGTAGGTACTGTTACGTTACCATAAAAAGGGTCAGTACTTCCGCTAACTCCAGCAGAAAAGAAAGGTAATTGAGGTTCTTCATTAGCTATATCAAATATAGATTTATTAACAGTATCTTTTACAAACTTTTGAAAACCTGTAGCGTTTGCAAAGTTTGCAGCAGTCAACGGAATCTCATTAAGTTCTCTTAATATTTCGTTAGTTAAATCTAGATATGTAGTAGCCATTATTTTTTATGTACCTTTTGAATTTCAAAGTTAGCTGTTAAACTTGCACCTTTATGTTTAACAAACTTACCTGAATGTTTCATTAACTTATATGTTTTACCGGACTTCATCCAGTGGTATCCTTTAGGTGCTTTAACTTTCATAATTAGTTAGCTTTAGCTTTTGGTGTTCCATTATATATAGGCTGACATCCATCCATCTTAACATCGCCACCGTGCATGTATTTCATACGTCCACCCATGCCTTTTTTCTTTCTCATCATTTCAGCGTATCCGCCACCCATTTTTTTCATTCTTTTATCTTTACCGTATTTCATTTTATCTTCCTGTTAAAAAGTGGAGGGTCAATTAAGACCCCCCGAATTGATATTAGTCAATCACATAGAAAGCTGATACTAAAGCTTCAGGTCTAAGTACTTTCGCACCATAAACATGTAAGCCTCTAACAATATCACCAAACGATGTTGGGTCTCTCAACACTTCTGTTGAAAGGATAGTGTTAGCAGTAGCAGTAGAACTCATATGTCCAGCCATAACTTTACCAGTTGCATTAGATGTTGCAGCGATATTGTTAGATTTGTACATATCAAATCCTCTTAACTTTCCACTTGAAACTAAACCATTTCTGATTGAGCCTTGACCAGCGTTAAAGTCAACACTTAATAGTTTAGAACCAGATTGTGCTAACTCTTCATAGAATGAAGGTGGAGCAACAAACCATCTACCTTCTTCAGGTACATTCTGGTCATCCATTAGTCTTGCCATTCTTGCCATAAGGTCAATAGCATCTACACCAGTACCATCTGAACCAAGTAGGTCTACAGAGTTAGTTGCGTGAGCCATAGTGGCATCAGCAGTAGCACTGTCAGAACCAATGATATGGTCAGGTGATGATGCAGAGCAACCAGAGAACATAGTTGCTAAAACAGCAGCATCATATGAATCTTTCAATGCATATGCAGCAGAGCTTGAAGCAACTTCTTTGAAGTTTACATGTGACATATTTGTTTCAATATCATCTACGATGAATTTGAAAGCTTTAGCACTGTCAACAACCAAAGATATTTCTTGGTCAGTTAGTTTCGTGTCAGTAGTATCGCTACCTCTTGTGTAGTCTGATACTGAAATGACAGGTTCTTTGATAATCTTTACAGAGTCTCCATAAGCAGATATTTCACCAGCATAGTCGGTGTTAGTAATAGCTTCTACCACTGAGGCTTTTCTAAAGAAGTTTAAAACCTTTTTAGAGTAAACCGAAGGTAAAAAGAAACTATTAGTTTGTCCACTTACGGAGTTTGCAAAGTTAGCATTTGTATCTGTTGAGGGTTCAAAATATTGAGCCATGATACTTCTCCTTTAAGTTAATATAGTTTATTTAACGATTCTGCCTTCTTGCATTGCATCTGATATTTCCTTTTCGTATTTATCAAATTCAGCAACACTCATTGCAGCAATCTCCTTTTCTGACCATATTTTCTGTTGAGTTGGTTCTATACTTTTTGTTTTAGTAGAAACCATATCTGCAGCAGATTTTCTGGTCGGTTTAGAAGATGACCTAGTCTTTGTAGGTTCAATACCAAAATCTTTTTTAAACAAATCTAAAGCACGTGCAGCTAGGTCAGCATCATCAGCATTTGAGTATATCCAATCTTGGATAGACTTAGGTTGCTCTTTTGCCCAACCATGAAAGTCATCACTGTTTCTGATATCTTCAAAATCAGGATGTCTTTCCAATAACCTTTTTTCTGCATCTTGTCGTATTAACTGATTCTCTCTTTCTTGAAGTTTACTAAGGCGTTCTTCTAGAACTTTTGCTTTAGTCTCACTTTGCATGTGAGCAACAGTTTCTACAACTTCATAAACATCAGGATATTGATTCTTAAAATCTTCAAGTTCTTCTTCAGTTTTTGGAGCTTTATATTCGGTTCTATTTTTAGTAGCTTCCTCTATTAACTCTTGTTCTCTGCTTTTGAACTCATTAAGTTTACTATCATAATGTTTTTTCAAATCATCGTATCTTTTTTTATAGTCTGGTTTTTTATAAGGTGTATCCTTTTTAGTTTCCAGTTCTTCAGTATTAACACTTCCTTCAGCTTCCACTTCAGTTATGTCATCAC